TATCGCAAACGGACAGCCTCAGTATTCCAGCTACGGTGAAGGGACTCCAGGGTCGGCTGTCACGAATTACAAAGCTAGCATTACTCGGCTGAACCTGAAAAATGGTGTTCCGTACCCTATCCATGTGGGTCAAATCGGATGGTTTGCTGAAAATCAGATCAAGAAAGCCGGTGCTGCTAATACCGTCACGACAAGTGAAACGACTATTAAAGGTCTTCGTATTCAGGCAGTTTTTGTCCGAGAAAACTGGAACGGTGATGGAAAAGACAAGGTATTAGACTGTGGACAGTTTGAGCTTGACAGTGTAGAGGCTTCAGGACCTCCTGCAACCATAACAATCAAAGGTACGTCTTTGCCATATATAGCACAGATCCGGCAGACGAAAAAGAATAAAGCCTGGGAATCAATCTCACTGTCGGGTATAGCAAAGCAGATGGCGGCAAACAATGGAATGTCCTGCCTTTATGAATCTGACTACGACCCTTTGTATAAACGTGTCGAGCAGGTAGCCATGAGCGACATTAAGTTTTTGTCCACTCTCTGCCATGACGCTGGCATTTCATTGAAGGTCACCAATAACATCATTGTACTTTTCGATCAGGCAACGTATGAGGCAAAGCCTCCCGTTCTGACAATCAAGCGCGGTGACGGCACATACAGCAAATACAAGCTCATGACTAGCGAAGCCGACACTCAATATGCGAGCTGCAGGGTGCGTTATACCGACCCTGCCACTGGTAAGACAATTGAGGGGATTGCTTATGCTGAGGACTACAAGGCTGATGATAAGGATAACCAACAGCTCGAAGTATGGGCAAAGGTGAGCAGTATCGGCGAGGCAAAAACTCTGGCATATAAGCGTCTGCGTCTGCAAAACAAATATGAGAAGTCAGCGACATTCACTATCCCGGGGAATCCTGATATCATGGCCGGTGTTACAGTCATGCTCGAAGGTTGGGGCGCTTGGAACGGAAAGTATATCGTAGCTCAATCGAAACACACCATCGGAGGCTCCGGCTATACGGTGCAAATAAAACTCCGGCGAGTATTGGAGGGGTACTGATGGATTATGAGAACATTTTAAGAAACCTTGTAAGGATAGGTACTGTCAGCGCTGTTGACAATGCAGGCAAAAAAGCAAGAGTCGTATTTCAGGACAAGGGTATGACCTCCGGCTGGCTTTTTGTGTTGCAACATCCCGGGACGGTAAATGTTGAGAAAGACGGTAAGCACTCGCACAGTCTGCCCGGTGGTGGTTCGACTGGTGAGAATGGCGAGCATGGTCATGAAGCAGCAGTCGCTCCATGGATGCCTGCGGTCAACGATACGGTTCTTGTCCTCTACTTACCTATTTTCAATGGGGATGGATTCATACTGGGGGTGATTTAATGCAGATAGGAGCGCTTGGCGATATTGTGTTTCAGGTGTCTTCTGAGACAGTTGAAACATTAGACAAGATGGTATGGTCCGGGGCGGCAAGGTACGCCAAACAAGAACGCCATTTAAAAGATTCGCTTACGGAATTTACCGGGCTGGAACCTGACGAAATATCTTTTGAAATACTGTTTTCGGCATACCTCGGCGTGGATCCGTATCCTGAGATCGTGAAGATTTGGCAGTATGAGCGGAGCGGTAAAGCTCTCACTCTCGTCATCGGTGACAAAAGCTACGGTAAATGGCGCTGGGTAATAGAAAAACACGAGATAAAAATGCAGAACTTTGGTAAGGGTGGCAAATTGACGTCAGCTACCGTTTCCGTGAATCTACTCGAATATCTGAAAAAGTGAGGTGAGGCTATGAGCTATTTAGTAAGTTCAAGGGACATTGGAAAAATAAAGCTGCTTGAAAGCGATACTGTGACATCGGTCATGCAGAACATAGCAATCATCTTATCGACCAAACGGGGAACTGTGCCTCTGTATAGGGAGTTTGGATTGCCTATGAATTTTGTCGATAAGCCCATACCCGTTGCAAAGGCACTTGCGGTCGCTGAAATAACGGAGGCAATTGCAGAGTTTGAGCCTCGTGCAAGGCTGAAAGATATTACTTTTGAGATAGACGAAGACGTCCCGGGAAAGTTAATACCGACTGTGGAGGTGGAGATAAACGATGCCTAGAAATACACAATACCAATTTGTAAGCACTGACACGAGCACTCTGATAGCAAATCTTATTTCAGCCTATGAGACTATAACTGGAACCGTTGTACGCCCAGCAAGCCCTGAAAAGCTATTCATTTCTTGGATAGCTGATATTATCATGCAGGAACGAGCATTGAACAATTACACAGGAAATCAAAACCTACCGAGCCGAGCAGAAGGATATAACCTTGATGCTCTCGGCGAGCTGTTCTATAACAAGAAGCGTCCAGCTGCGCAGGCTGCTAAATGTACCGTACGTTTTTATATCTCAGCTATTCAGACGGCAGCAATATTGATACCTGCGGGTACACGTGTCACAGACTCAAGAAACACACTTATATGGGAAACAACTGCAGATGCTTACATCCAAATCGGTGATCTGTACGCAGATGTAATGGTACAGTGCCAGACAACAGGTATCATAGGAAACGGCTATATGGCTGGACAGATTAACACTATCATTGATCCGTATGCCTATTATGACCATTGTGAAAACATTACAACAAGTGACGCTGGAGCTGATGAATCCTCGGATGATGAATTTTATGAACTCATGCGTGTCAGCCAAGACGCTTATAGTGATGCTGGAGCCAAAGGCGGCTATACTTACTTTGCAAAGCAGGTTTCTACGGAGATTGCGGATGTTGTTGCTAACTCTCCCAGTCCAGGTCAAGTTAGTCTCTATGTCCTTATGAATGATGGTACTATTGCCACTACTGAGATTAAGAACGCCGTCCTTGCTGCCTGCAATGCTGATTTTGTACGGCCTCTTACAGATTATGTTGTAGTAGATGATCCTGAATTAGTCGTTTACAATATTGAATTTACTTATTATATTCCGCGCAACACCTCGCTTAGTGCCATGGAAATAGAAACAGCTGTAAACTCTGCAGTGTCGAAGTATACTGCATGGCAAAGCGCAAAATTAGGACGGGATATTAATTCATCCTATCTTCTCGGCCTACTAATGCAGACTGGTATTAAGCGTGCTGAACTGACGTATCCGGCATTTACTACTCTACGTGACGGCAGCGATGATACTATCCCTCAGGTGGCAAGTGTAGGCACTATAACAATCACGAATGGAGGATACGAGGATGAATGAGCATGGCATGACTACGGCAAATTTGCTGCGTACTCTTCCTGATGTGCTCCGTAATGATGAAAATATGCTGGCTCTCGCATCATCCATTGCCGATATTTTGTCAGCGCGTAAGAGTGAAATCGACAGCCTTAGAATATATACCAGGATTGACGAGCTCCCGGAGGATTTGTTGGATATACTCGCGTATGACTTTAAGGTCGATTGGTACGGATATGATTACGGTATAGAAGCGAAAAGGTCACTGATCAAAAATAGCTTCAATGTCCACCGTCATCTGGGGACATGTGGTGCTGTGGAAAAAGCACTCTCAGATATATATCCAGGCTCCGAAGTTGAGGAATGGTTCGAGTATGGCGGCGATCCGTTCTATTTCCGTATACTGCTTGATGTAACTAACCAACGTGTAGCGATAACGCATGACGAGATTATAAGGACTTTGAATATCTACAAATCTTTACGGTCTCATCTTCAGGACAGTGCAGTAATTTACCGTAGTCGTGCACATATCACCATTGGTGTTACCAGCAGCTATTTGATATACGGAGTACGCCTGTGCGGCACATATCCGGTTCGAGCTACTCAAGGTGCTATTACCAATGAGGAGATTATTATGGTTACAGACGCGGACGGAGCTGTTTACTCAGTGCCGAAAAGCGGAGAAATTAAAACAGGGAGCTATCCCGCCGTTGCCACCCAAGGCGGCGTTGATACCGGCGGTTTTAGCATAGGCACATCCGGAGAAGGAATCGCGTATAAAACAAGGGTATGCGGTACCGCCCCGGGCAACTTAATTTGAAGGAAGGTGATATAATTGCTTGACACAGCAGCTTTTACTGACCTTCGCGGATATATCAAGCGCAGAATCGCCAGCGCAAAGTACCGCGTAGGAACCACCTATTACACTACCAGCCTGAATGATATCACAATATTACCAAACGGTACCGTGAGAGCTCAGCTTTCTATCATTCCGGGTGAAACAGTGACTATCAACAGGGTGGAGCTATTTAATAGCGATGGCAACCTGTGGGCACACCAGGATGTCAGCATTACAATCTCGACGGGACAGACTGGCGTTCTCTACTGGTTTGATTTCACCATCACAGAAGAGGAGGGCTAACGTTTATGTATGATTGGACAAAATGGCTTGACCATGTTACGGATCCGGCAAACAGATACACCTTAGTTGATAACGGCGACGGTACATATACCATTACGCCGACCGGTACCGTTATGCAGCAGGGAACGCCTCAGGACCAGGTTCGATTTAACAACATCGAAAACGGGATAGTGGATGCACACGCTGCCATTGCTCTGTTGCTGAATTATGCCAGACAGAACTCGTGGGAGATTGAGACCGGCACCGTCACATTGACAAACACCCTTGCATTCCCATTCAACGATAGCCAGAAGACAGTCAGTCTTACAAAAGCTAAGGAGAATGGCGACTATATTGTGCTTGCAGAAATCAGTGCTGCCAGCGGAAACGCCGGTGAGATAGTGATTACCGACAAGCTCATTAACGGTTTCAAGATGGCATTCACCGGATCGGCGTCATCTGTCACCGTCAAATATACAGTGTTAGGAGGATATCTTAAATGATAATCATTGAAAAGAACGAAGG